GGGTTCGTGGTGTTGCGCACGCGGACAGGCGCCTTGATGCCGAGCGCCGAGCAGGTCATGTAGTAACGTCGATACAGACCCGAGTTGTTCGGGATCGTCTCGGGCACCAGGGTAATCTCCTGGGTGTCGCCGAGCACAACCACCAACGGGGCCGAGAGCGCCGACTCGAAGCCGCCGGAGCAGTCGTTGCGGTACATCGAGACAAAGCCCGCGTTCGGCGCCCACACGTTCACCATGTAGAGTGTGATGGTTCGCACTCCGCGACCAGCGCCCGGAGTCGTGAGGGTCAAGCCGTTGACAGCCCGGGGCGCGGGAACTCGGCGCGAGCCGGCCGGCATGTAGAACTCGGGCGTACCGAGGTTGCGCGGGTCCAGGCCAATCGCTTCGGACGTGAACTTCGAAGTCGCGCCCTGCTGAACCGGCGCACCGTTCGCCGTGTTGAGCACGCTATTCACGCTTGCGGTATCGGGATGCAGGTAGATGCTGCGCCAGCGCACGACCCCGGCGTAGGTTCCAGTCGTTCCCAAGAAGTCAGTCTTCAGGTACATCGTGTTGGTCGTCTCGACCCAGGCAATCTCGTACACCGTGCCCTGAATCTCGATGGTCGCGCCGTCATAGTTCGAACCTGGCAGCACGACGTTGCTCGACACCGAGAACAGACCGGCCGAAGTCACCGTCGCCGAGCCATTGACCACCCCGAGCGCGGCCAGCGTTACGTCGGTCTGGACAACGATGTCCGCTTCCTTCTCGCAGAATGGCCAGATGCGGTCGGTCAGCACACTCTTTTGCGAGTCATTGAGCACAGTTTCGAGCTGCGTATTGTACTCGTCACTGGCTGGCTCGTACGAAAGAAGGGAGCCACAGTAGCTTCGAAGTTCGGCCAGATTCATTGGTGACTCCATGAGGCTAAACGAAACCAGCTCCTCCGAACCGCCCGAGAAGACCATCTATCCCGGGCGGCGAGGAGGAGCCAGCAGGCGGCCGACAGCGTTCAGAAGCGCTTGTAGACCCACATAGGTCCGGCGTTCGAAGCAGAGTCCGCCAGTGCGACACCGACAGGCGCGCAGTTGGTATGCGTGCCAGAGGCGAACTTCAACAGCCGCCCAGCAGTGGCGCCAGAGGAGCACACCGCTTCACCGAGCAGAACGCCCGTGACGATGTTGGCAACAGCGACATAGCCGCCGGTCACAACGCGCACGGTCTGTCCGATGGTGACGCTGTCAAGCGCAACACCAACCACGGTGGCGAGGCCCGCGGTAGCCGCCGAACGCGCGACATAGAGCACGCGGTCAGAGCCGGTCTTGGCGGTGTCAAAGACGACGATGTCACCGGCAGTGATGGTGCCGCTGGCGATGAAGCTCTCGACACTGCGCCGATTGGAGTCGGCAGCGGTCGAACCGCCGGACTCGGGGATGAGAGACTGAACGAGCTGAGACGAGGACATGTTGTTCACCAGATGAAAGAAGTTGAAAGTAACGAAGAAGGAGGCCAAGTGCGGGGAGACTGAGGGAAGGTTGAGGAAGGGTTGAGGAAGGTCGGCTACCTGTAAACAGACCTACTTCATCCCCCACTTCCTTCCTACTTCCTCCCTACTGCTATCAGGCTTCGGCGTCGAGCAGGAGGCCCTGGCCGGCGAGGCTGTCAATCACGATCTGGAAGCGGAGCTTGAGCTTCGAGGCGAGCGCCGAAGACCCAGGAATCTCAACCATATCGCCGACTTCGAACCATGCGTCCTTGTCGTTGTAAATCTTCACGTTGGCCGAGTTGAGGCAGTACGCCGACACGGGCTTGGCCGGGCTCTGAGCGGTGAAGCCGAGCCACTTGTCCTGGTAGACAGCCGCGCCGTTGTACTCCTTGAGCACGCCCTTCTGGAAGTTGAACCGGTCCTTGATGTCGGAGGGCATCGTGACGTTCTTGGCAAGCGCGCTGAAAGCGTTGTAGCAGGCCGAAGACATGAAGATCATGTCGGGCGGCTCGCCCAGCGGGCTTTCGAGCATGCACTTGTTCAGAAGCTCATCGAGCTTGGCGAGGGTCAGCGCAGCGCCGCAGTCCTTGAACTGGTTGGCCCAACCATCCGCACCGTAGGTGAGCTGCGAAAGCCCGCCGACGGAGTTCTGCCGAGAGGCGAGAGCCACACCTTCGAGCCAGCCAGTCGAAACCGCGGTCGTGGCACCGTAGGGCGACTGAATGGCGGTGTAGGGATTCGTGGTCCAAGACAGACCGGCCATGAAGGCGCGGTTGATGTCGCGCTTCAGGCTGATGAGCGCCTTCTGGAGCAGGCCCTTGGCGATGCTGACGCGGGCAAGCTCGCCCTTGTTGCTCAGGGCCTCGACAGCCGACATGATGATGGGCAGCTCAATGTCAACCCACTCGAAAGCCGCCGACTTGAAGGGCGACTTGACGGCCATGTTCAGAGCTTCGTAGCCGGTGGTGAGCTGCGTTCCACTGGTGGAATCGCCGATCATCAGCGGAAGCTCAACACGGGAACCGCCATCGACTTCGATGCGGTTGCCGCGAGCTTCGACAGCCGCGAAAAGAGGAAGGCCAGCGGGCGACTGATCAGTGAGCTGGTCACGAAGCAGCGCGAGAGTAGTAGCGGTAACAGAGGCGAGAGCCATGGGAATCACCAGTCCTTGTGTGAAGAGAACAACCGAACCAAGTTTGAGGCATGTCCCGTGCGTCGGGGTGCCGAAGATGGCGGGGTTGGAAACCAGTGTCCCGTCACCATCAATCTATGAGTGCTCCGTGGGGTGTGTCAAGCCCTTGCGTGTAAATCTTTCAGCCGATGGACTTACTGAGCGCCAAGATATCAGAGACACTCATACGCTTCAGCTCCGCAGGAGAAGGGCGCGTGTACGTCGGAGTGGCAGTTCGAGCCGGCGCGTTGCCAGTCGTCGCCGCCTGTCGATTGGCGGCCTTTCGCTCAGCATCACGTTTGCGGTCGGCCTCCTGCTTGGCCTTCATCTCGTTGAACGCCACTCGGTAGTAAGCGTCCTCGAAGCTGACGTTGGGGTCCGCGCGCAGCAGCTTCTGGATGCCGCCATTGATGGCAGGATCACTCAGCGCATCGGGGTGCTCAGTCGTGAAGGCAGTGAATGACTGCTCCAACTGGGCGACAGCCTGTTCGGCCCGAAGCGTCTCCAGCTCAGTCAGCGTCTGGTCATTCAGGTGCTTGGCGATACGAGCGTCAATCGACTCCTGGTTGTACGGGTCATAGTCGGGCAGCTCCGTAGCGGGCTTAACCTTGGCCTCCAGTTCCTTGATGCGCGTCTCCCGGTCCCGCGTGAACGCCCTGCGCTCCTCGGCCAACGCCTGCTGCTTCCTGGTGTAGCTGGCCTGAATGCCCTTCATCAGCTCGGCCTGCTCGGGAGTCGCGGCCTTGAGCGCGTCGGCCCAGGACAACTTCTTGCCCCCGATTTCGAAGGTCTCACTGGGAGTGCCGGGCTCGACAACGGGCTCACCAGCGGCGACAGGCTCAGTGCCCGAAGAGATAGGAGAGGGAGCGATAGCGATGTCTTCCATACGCGCACCTGACTGAATGGGTGGATGGTCTATCGAACACTATGACCTTGTGAGCGTCAATACTTCGCGACGGCAATCGCGCGCCGCCCACGAGAATAGTAACCGGCATTGAAACCGGGCGCCAGTGGGAACAACTGCTCGTCGCCAGCGGGCGATAGACCCAGAGGATGAATCGTCACGTCGCCGATGCGGCCCACGAGGAAGGTGCGCCAGTCCGCGAGCCCGCCACTGCCGGACGCCGACATCGCCTGCGTCCACATGTGGAGGTAGGTCTTGCCGTCCTGAGAGAAGACCGCGTGCGGGTTGCCCTGTCGCCGTCCAGACTCTTCGGGCTCACTGGCATTGGTGTAGCTGAAGCTCACCGGCTGCCGAGTCTCGATGGCTTCCTTCAAACCTGGCAGCGCAGCCATCGTCTTCGGCAGACGAACGAGCGGCGCTTCCTCGGCCACGCCAAGGCGCGCACCGAGCGCAGACTTGAGGGTATCACCGAGACTCAGCATGGCTCACTTCCTCCCTTTCATTGCGCCCGCCATCCGCGCCATCATGTCCGCGGGGCCCATCGGAGCTTCACTGGGCTCCTCCATCGAAGCCGCCTCGTCTTCCATCGCGGGCTCGGCGAGGAACTTCTTGAAGTCGCGGTCCTTGAGCAACTTGAGGATACTGCCCGTCACGACAGTAAGAGCCGTGCTGTCAATGAGCCCACTGAGGTCGAGCGACATCGGCATCTCGAAGTCGGTCGCGGCCTTCATGATCATCGCCAAGGGGCGCAGCATTCCGACGGTCAGCTCCATCGGGTCTTCAGTCGGCAGCGCGACTTCGTAGGGCATGCCCGCGAGCTGCGCCACCTGAGCGAGCGCATCCGACAGCGCCTTCACAGCGACGAGCTTGTAGGGGAAGCGCACCTTCGGCATCATCGCCGAGAGCTTGGCGTCCATCGAGCTATCGGCCTCTTCGGCCATAGCGGACATCTCAGAAGGAATGGAAGAAGAAACGGAAGAGGGCATCGAAGAGGGCATCATGTTAGGCTACCTCGCTGGGAGTTGACACACCGTCGGTAACAGGAGCTTCGGCCGCGGGCTTGGGCGCAATCTTCGCCAAAGATTCAGGAAGTTGATACACACGCACCACTTCATTGAGCAGTTCTTGATTGTTCGGGTCCGAGCGCAACTGGATGAGCGTCGGAACCAACGAAAGCAACGTCTGGCGCTTGACCGCATCCGACATCGGCGTAGTGCCGGCATCGCTGACTTCAATCTCGAAATCGCCGGTCAAGTCGTCCGCGGACAACATGGTCGGCCCGCTCGGGTTGGGCAGCGTCAGCACCTCAGCTTCGTCATCGAGCATCACGCTGATCATCACCAGTTCGTTGAGCGCGAGCTGCTTCAGCATGTCGTCGCGCGTGCGGGCCATGCTGCCAATCTCACTCGCCGTGTACGTCGCCATCAGCGAGTTCTCAGTCGCGGTCACGCCCGTTGCTTCGCCGCGAGCGAACGGCGCCATCAGGCCAGCATCGGAGATGTCCTGCTCCAAGGTCGCCGCGAACTCCATCAGGTCGGGCGGAATCGCCGGAACCGGCAGCTCCATGGTCGCGCTCTCAAGCCCTGAATCGACGCCCGGCTTCGGCGTCACGCCAATCATCTCATTGTCCATCGGGTCAACGAGCTTGGCAATCTCCTCCGTGCTGAACCGCTTCTCATCGTACAGCATGACCCGCGCGGTGCGCTTCGAGTTACGCGCCTGATACGTGCGGAACAACACGAGCTGCCGAAGCTGCGTGTACGACTTGCCAATCATCGAGATGCCGCGGAACGCGCGCCCCACGCCCGGCAGCGGAATGAACGGCGTAATCGGAACAATGGCAGTTCCAATGCTCGTCTTGAACGGGATGCCCGTAGTCTCCGCCTTCTTGCCATCGTCGCCGGGGAGGCTGACGCCTTCGAACAAGAAGCTCTCGCCCTTGTTGTAGTCGGGGCTCCAGGTGACCAGTCGGTCACTCGCGATGTCGTAGAACTCTACGATGATGACGAACGGGTCAACAACCGAATCATCGGCGCCCGACATGCGGGACTGCGTGCGAGACTTCATCGAGCTTACGTTGACCTTCGTGGCGAACCAGTCAACGCACGGCCCACAGGTGAACGCGCTCTTGTCTTTGCCGAAGCGCTCAACAGCTTCATCGAGCGGCATCTGATACTTGTGCCCGCACCAACGCATGCTGTCCCAGTCCGTGGTGGTCACGTCAAGGATGACTTCCCAGGGCGGAATCGCCGTGTGCGTCACGCGCCGCAGCGGGTCAACATGTTCGCGCGTGGCCTGCTTCTGGAACGCCGCGCCATAGATAAGCGCGAGGCGCATCGTCTCTTGAATCGTAGTCGTCTGCCGCCCGAGCGACTTGTTGACCACGGCGCTCGCGACCTCTGCATTCCCCTTGGCGCGCAAGTCCGGCAGAATCCGGATGGCGGGAATCTTGGAGCTGAGCGCGCTGAGCGTTCCAGCGACCATCTTCCAGCCCTTCTCCGTCTCCATCAAGATGCCCTGGTTCTCGCCCCGCGTGCGCTGGCCTGCCCAGAAGTTCATCGAGTACATGTTGAGATAATCGCGCAGCATCGACCGCTGCGTGTCCCAGTACGCATCGTGGTCGCTGACGATTCGCTTGACCTGTTGCGAAGTTAGCATGAAGTCCATCCCTTGCTTATCGTTGAGCGTTACAGGCCAGTCGCCGAGCTGCGCCGAGGAGTCACCCGCTGGGGCGGCTTGCGCGCGTTCGCACGCCAATGACTCGGTATATCACAAAGCCCACGGTATGCCAGGGCCAGCGCCATAGAACTATCATCGTGGCTTCCAGTCGGCGCTTCCGGCGTGACCTTGCCGGGCATCACAGTCAGCGAGCGCATCTCCATGTAGGTGATACGGTCAAGGGCCTGAATGAGTTGCACTGCATTGCGCAACGAGTCATACGCCATGATCTTGCTTGACTGAGTGGTACGCCACGGCTTGCCATCGTTGCCGTACCAGATGTTGGGATAGCCACATGCGTTCAACTCGTCGTACACCGAGTTGCCCTCGAAGTTGAACTCGGCGATGACCAATGCGCTGTTGTAGCGCGCCCCGACCTCGACAATCTTCTGCGCGAATGCCTTGGGCTTGATGGTGTTGCTGCGGTACAAGAACACCGGCTGGTTCGTGGCCACGGAGATAACCGCGATGGTCGAGTAGTCGCCGCCAACTCCGCCGCCCACGTCGCCGCCCAGCACGTAGAAGTCATGCTTGACGGGCGCCTCAAGCTCGCGGCACTCCTCGTTCGGGAAGTCGCGCACCGCAATGTTGCACATCTCCTCTTCAGCGAAGTAGCCGCCCTCTCGGCTCAAGAAGCAATCGTCCAAACACGCGGGGTACTCGCGGCGGAACTTGATCTCACTCTTCAACTCGTTGATCTTCCGCCGCCGCCAATGAAGCTGCCCAAGCGTCAGGTCATACTTCGCCTGGAGCTGAAGCTCCGCGTCCGTCGGCACGAAGCCCGATGGCACCGCGTCCGAGTACGCCGGGTGCTCATGCCACCACATTGTAACGACGTGCCAGCCATCGTTCGTTCCACCGCTGACAATCTTCGAGAACGTGTCCCCTGGATTATTGGCCGTGCTCTCGATGATAAGCACGCCCTCGCCAACCGCAGAGATGGCCTGCGCCAACAGCTCCTCTTGGTCGGGCGCGAAGGCGAACTCCGACAGCAGCGCGCCCGCAGGCGAGAACGAACGAAGCCCCGTCGGACTGCGGCTCGTGAACGCCTTGATGCCCGCGCCCGTGTCTTCGTAGACAAGCGCAGTCGCCGACGCCGTCTTGAGCTTCCGTTGAAGCGCAATCGGCGGGTGCTTCAGCCAGCGCCGATGGTCGTCCAGCAACGCTTCGGCCGAGTCGGCGCGCATCGACACCACAGCGTACATCGCTGCCGTGTGTGTCACATACGCCATATGATGGAGCACCATCTTGCAACCGGTCGTTGCCGAAACCTGGCGAGCCTTGATGACTGCGATGCGCTTGTGCCCCGCTTCAACCGCGGCGAATATCTTGGCCTGCATCGGCAACGGCTTGAACGGCACCTCAACCTTGGAGTCCTTGTCCTGAACCTTGTGCATCCGCGCGAACTCGCCGAGCCGCGCGAGCTTGCCCAGCAACTTGTGGTTCTTCCGGTACTTCGTCGGCACCGAAGCCGGCACGAACGGCGCAACTCTCAAGCTTGGTTGAGCGTTATAGCTTGGTTGAGCGTTATTCATCGGCGCCACCGTCCGCGTTCAGGAACGTCTCCAGCTCGGCCTCAGCCGCCGTCGCCTCTGCGGTCGCAGTCGAGAGCCGGGGCGCCGTGCTCGCCGGGTTCGCGAAAAGCGTCCGGTCAAGCAGGCTTAGGGTCGTCTTCATGTCCATGCCTGACAGGGTGGCCTCGGCCAAGGCGATGCCCTGGTAGCGCCGCGCCCACTCCTCGTGGGTCAGCCGGCCCGCCAGCACGTCGAGGGCCAGGGCCTCGCGCTGCGCCTTGATGGCGGAGGCTGGGTCCGCTGCGGCGGCCTGGGTCTGCGCGCTGGTGTCGAAGTCGGGGCGCGCCAGGATGTCGGCCTCGGACCAGCCATCTCGGAGCAGCGACTTCGCCAGCTTGAACCTGGACTTGTTGGCGGGTTCGCTGAGCTGGTTCAGCAGGCGGCCCGCCATCATGCCGCTGAGCTGGAACGTGCGGCACACGAAGCCACGCCTGTTGATGTCCAGCTCGTGGTCTTCTGGCCCCTGCTCCTGGTTGCGCTCATCGCTCAGCCACACGCCGATGAAGCGCAGGTCTTCGGCCGCCATACGAATGAGGCGGTCGGGGGTCAGCTCGGGTACGTGAATGGCCACGACCCAGGGTAACACGCGCTCGGGTGGGTGAGAAGGGGTTGCTGAGCAGCGAGTTATTAACTGCGGCCGGAAGCTGTCTTGGCATGCTTCTTGCTATATTGCACGAAGCGTACCAGGGTCGCAGCCCCCAACGCCCACCAACCCCAGCCCCCACACCATCAGTCCAGGAACTACAGGTTCTTCCCCCATTATTTCCACTGACCTCGGATTACTCAGGTTCATCCGTCCAGCACCTCCACCTTTGTACCCCCAGAATCGGCCAGCTCCCCCTCGATTTCCTGTAGGGCTGTAGCCCCCCTACAGCCGCCCTACAGCCGGTTTATCCCAGGTTGAAGGTGTCCTTTCGAGGGTTCCTGTAGGGCTGTAGGGTACCTACCGCTTTCCGCTGTATAGGGAAAAAACTGGTGGGTCTTCTCTTCAATTCTCTATATCGCAAAAAAGGCACCTCCAAAAAGGGTAGTTAAAAAGGTAAGTTGAAAGAGGGCTATACCACTTTTTCCCCTATACAGCGGAAATGGCCAACCACCCTACAGCCCTACAGGATCTGCCCAAACCCCAGGGCGAACCTGCCATATGGAGGCTGTAGGGTGGCTGTAGGCCCCCTACAGCCCTACAGGTTTTGGCTCGGGGCTCGGGCGCGCGGGGGGTTCCTGACTGAGCAGTCATTCATTCACTGCACAGGTGCCAGCGACATCCGTCAGCGAGAAAGATGCAGAAATAGTTGGCATCCTCCGAGGTGGTGCCTTATAGTAAGAGGGTCGGCAGCCGAGCAGCTCGGACCTGGCACCCACCCCAGCAGTAGGACAGCGCCATGAGCTACAAGCCCGCCGATGAGAAGGTCACCGCACACATCAACACGCCGCTCACCCCGTTCATGTTCGCCAAGGTAGAGGCCAAGGCCGCCAAGCAGGGGGTGTCGAAGGCGCGCTTCATACGTGATGCCGTCGAAGCCTACCTCGCCACCCTTGAGGTCAAGTAATCCAATGGCGAAGATAACGGTCAATGGGTATACGCAGTACGGCAAGCTCGTGCTCGACAAGATGGCCGCGGACAAGGGAGTCGGCTGGACCTTCCACGGCATCCTGGGCCGCGCGCCCTTCATCGACTCGTTCTACAAGTTGTTCCTGCGCAACCCCGCGGGCAAGTGGTACTGCTTCGAGGACAGCCGTGGCGCTCTGCTGACTCGCGATGTTTCGTACGGTCCCTTCAAGCTGTACGGACCACAAGGCGGCGCACCCTACGTCATGGGCGAAGCAACGGCTTTCCCCACTGATGCGAAGTGGAAGCATGGGTACCCGGCACGGCAGGCCAAGCTGAACGATGTTTGCCTCGCGCTCGTAGCTTTACACAGCCAGAACACCACCGTCATCGAGGTCAAGTAACATGGGAAAGCAACGCTACGGATACTGGATCGGCAAGCCCCCGCCCTCTGGTAACACGAAGGGCTGGTTGCTTATGCGCCACGGCACGGTCATCACAGACGCAGTAAGTCCTGACCAGTGGGACAAGCTCATCGAGAAGTACAACGCCCGCGTGGACGCATACAACAAGGCGGTACGTGACGGCACCCCCAACACTCATCCAGAAGTGACTGGTGCTACGTTCTGCGGTGGTCAGGGCGAGACATCATTCGTCACCACCAACTGGATTGTAGACATCAGCTTCGTTCGTGGATTCATCTGGTGGCCGGGGCACTGGACTCTGGTAACAGACCAAGCCACTATCAAGCGCGAGAACATCAAGCGGCTGACCCTGCACTGGAGAGATGGCGCGCAGAGTGAGTTCTGCGAATGGCTCGAAGCCCCCACCACCATCGAACCGAGGAAGCAACCATGAGCACCGGCATTCAACACAACATCGACCCAATCATCCTCAACACCTACAAGCTCACTGGCGAAGTCCAGCTCTCGAAGAAGGCCGACCTGACCTGTGACTGCGGCAACAGCCGATGCGCCGCGCTCTACCTCGCGGTGTCGGATGCCGGCCACGACGACCTCTGGCTCGGCACCACCTGCGCGGTCAAGCTCAACGTGCGCTTCAGGAAGGGCACGGTTCTTGCAACGGGAGTGCGGCTGTCCGAGGCGAGCAACCGGCCCCTGTCCCTCGCCACCCAGCTCAGTTACGTCAAGGGGCACGCCCGCCTGGAGCGCGACTCGGCCGAGCGCCGCGCTGCCAACGCCCTCAAGGAAGAGGCCCGCCGCGTCCAGGCCGAGGCGCTGAGGACCGTCGTGCGCGACTACGATGCGCGCGAGGCCGAAGCTCTGCGCGGGACCAGGGCCTCCATCTCGAAGCTCCCAGGCACCCTGTCCCCCGGTTAATGAGAAGGGCCCGGGGGCCACCAACCCCCGAGCCCCGGCCTACCCAACCAATGTCCTGCAAGGAACATCCCATGTCTAACCCGACTTCTTGGGCCGTCAAGGCCCCCACTACCGAAGCTCCTCTTCACCCGCCCGCGCTTCACGGGAACCATGTCGAGCACGCCTTCGACGGTAACATCCAGGCCAAAGGTAACGTACTCCCTGGCGACTACCTTACCTTCCATGAGTTTCCCCCTGGTAAGAAGTCCCCCACTGATGCGACGTGCCGCGCGCTGGTCGGTGTCTTCCTCGACTTCGATATGGTGGACTGGCTTGCACACACGCAAGTTGTAGCGAACGGTGTGGCGCCTCACACCCGCGACGAAGTTCTGAAAGCGATGCACGAGATGTCTGCTGAGGAACTGGCATCCAAACTGGCTGAGTATCTGGTCTTCACCTGCTCAGTGCTGACGTTTGCATTGCCCAATGCCGAGCCCAATCTTATCGTCTGTACCGGATATGGATACCACGTTCACTACTGGTACAAGCGTACCGTACCTGTGGCGAAGTCCGACGTGCTCGCGCAGCAACGTGCATACGTCAAGCAGATCATCGCGGATGTTACGGCGAAGTTCGGGTTCGCAGCTATTGACGCGCACTCAGCGACAATCAATAAGTTCGTTCGCGTGCCCGGCACTACGAACAAGAAGAACAAGGACATACCGCGCGAAGTCCGTGTCATCCACTACAATGAGATTCACCATCTCAACGGTATCGATAGCGATCGAGTACGGCTGGCGAAAGCAACCGACCGCCGGCAAGAACGGCAGGCTACCAAGGATGCCCGCCGCGAAGTCGTAGTAGTGGTCAACCGCGAGAGGGCAGAGGCAGTCCAGTGTGAGCAAGGGGCTCCGCAAGGTAGCACTAATGAATTCCGTGGTGACCTGGCTACGTTGGACATCAAGACGATGTTCAATCGCTATGGAACCTACTTGGGCCCGAAGGCGCCGACCACAGCCGCGGAGCTGGAAGCCGCGCAGAAGATGCCGAAGCATCGGGTGAAGCACTTTGTCGTTTGTCCGTTTCGCGATAGCTACCCCGGCCACGACAAGACGGAGACGCATGGCAATCCGTACATCTTCGAGGCCGACCAGTACGCGACTCCAACACCGTCGGTCGCGAGCTTCTACTGCCACTGGTGCGCCCAGCGTCCAGACATTACCAATGCCACCAAGCACGATGGTACACAGATGAGCCCGGCGACGGCGCTCACCTATGCGGTCATTAACCAGTTCTTCACACCGGCTATTGCCTACAAGTTCTGCAAACCCAGGAGCAGCAACCGGCGTACGCCCAAGCGCGGCGACCCGCTTCCACTCAAGAGCATCTCGCAGCTCCGCCAAGTGTTCACTCGCGACATGCCCTACGCGATGGACAATGGGCTCGCCTACGCGCAGAACTCGTTCTACTTCTTCAACACGGCGGACAACTACTGGGAGAAGATGACTCAGGAGAGTCTTCTTGTTGACCTGGAAATCTTCGACGGAATCAGGTACGTCTCGAAGGACGGGGAAGAACTTCCGTGGGCGATTGCCCCGTCGGAGTACATCGGCACGCTCGGGCTGATCAAGAACCATGCCCAGAATAACCCGGCTTCGCTGTGGTTGGCTAAGAATGCAGAGGGCTTGTTGTTCAACAATGGGTACTTACGTGCGGACGGAGAGTTCATCACGGATGCCGAGGAGATCAAGGCGCTCGGTGTTATCAAGGCACAGCTCGCAGACTGCGACTGGGTACCCGAAGAACGCGCGCCCTCGTTCCGCAAGGAGTGCCCGAAGTTCAATCAGTATTTGGACGAAGCCCTCTATGATGAGAGCTTGGCACAGGTGGAGGGCTACAACCCGGATGAGGACCCTCGGCGCGCAGTGCTCATGGAGTTCCCCGGCGGCGCGCTGCTCGGCTGCGGCGTGAAGCTCGGCAAGGCCCTTGTGGTTCGCGGTCTGTCCAACACGGGCAAGTCCACGTACTGCAACGTAATGCAGGCGCTGTTCCAGACCGAAGCATTCTGCTCGGTTCACCCGCAGGAGTTCAATACATCGTTCGGCCTTGCCCCGCTGGCCGGTGCGCGCATGAACTTCGTGGACGACATGAAGCACACGGAGATGACAGACCCCGGAAAGTGGAAGAGTGTCATTCGCGGTGAGATCGTCAAGATTAACGAGAAGTTTGAAAAGGCATACAACTACTATCCAATCGCTGGGCATCTGTATGGTACCAACCATCCGCTGCGGTCTAAGATTGCCGACTCTGGTGTTATCAGTCGCATCACCGAGATTGAGTTCAAGAACGTGCGCTCAACGGAGAAGCAGAACCGCGGTCTGGTTCGCGACATCATCACGGAAGAACGCGGAGCCATCCTGCGCCACTGCGTCTACGCGGCGCTGAAAGTCCTGGCCAAGAAGAACTGTGCATTGACGGCACTGCCCGGTGAACAGGCCAAAGTGCTGGAGATGGAAGAGGAGTCCGATATGGTGCTCTCCTTCATCAAGAATGAGTGCGTGCGGATTGAGCCGGTGAAAGGACAGGTCTGCGGCTACACCGGGGTTGATCTCTTTCAGCGGTTCATGCGCTACTGTGCAATGTCCAACCGCCCCACGAAGACTGACGCAGGCGAGTTCGGCAAGCGAGCGAAGCAACTCCTTGGTGATGAAGGATGGAAGCGAACGGAGCATGGCATTCGCTACTTCGTACACACCACGTATGAGCCGCTCATCGGCAACAACCGGTAGTGCGAGCCGGCGAAGTGGTGGGTTGGGGGTTTGGTGGGCGTTGAAGGCTGGGCCCCTTCACTGACAGCACACGTGTCACTGAATCCCATTCACCCCAAGCTCCCAAGCCCCCAAGGACGCAAGAGATGGTCAGGCCACCCTGACCATCTTTTTCTAACTTACAGGTTGCAGGGTCCAGCCCGAGAGGCTAAGCTATCAACATGAGGGCGGCGCTGATGCCGCACTCAACCTGGCCCCACCAGTAGGATGACCCCCATGTTTCAGTGGCTCAAGTCTATCTTCTCTTTCGACTCGCAGGCTCAAGCCGCCGCTGCCTGCTATAAGTACGACGCCATGCTTGCCAACCTCGAAGCGGCTGGCGGCGACAAGCCTGTGTCCCAGTGGATGGCGTGGTTCTACCTGCTGAAGAACAAGCCGGAGAAGGCGGCGCAGATGGGTATCACGCCACGCGCTGTCACCCGTGAGGCGAGCCGACAGTACGCCACGACCAACTATCCCTACGCATGGTACTGGGTTGACCAGCAGCTCGCCACCCTCAAGGCCGCCCATGTCTGAGCCCACACCCACGCGCTCCACGGCCAGCATCGACAACCTTCGCGTCCTCGTCGCCCA